CATATGTTATTAAATTTTTATTTACAATCATGCAATTATTATTATATGTACATTTGCGTCTTTTTTCTTTTGTCATTCCTATCGTATCTATTTCAACTTCATATAATTCATTGATGTTTTTCAAACATAACACATCAGAACCGAAATAAACAATTTTTTCATATTGTTTAAAATTATCAGGATTAAAACATTCAAATGATCTATATGTCATTCTTAATTTATTATTTTTTTCGTATAATTCTTCATCTGTGTATATATACGAAAAATTATAAATTGAATTTAATTGTTTTTGAATTTCTAAAGACATTGTCATTTTATTTATTATTATAAAAAATGGAATATTAAAATTAGAATTATGTCTTAATATACTTTTAATAAATGCTTTTAAATATATCGAATATTTATCATCACATATTGTTATAAAAGCAATCATACATATACCTGCTTTGTTTTTTTATGCATTTCTGACCATCTTAATTCAAGTGCTTCTCTGTCTTTTCCTTCTTTCTCAAAATGCAATATGTCTTTTTGTATTTTAAATGGTACAGGGCAATTATAAATATTATGATGTGGAGAACCAACCCATTTAAAACGCCTATTCCACTTGAAAAATCGAGGCTGCCAATCAGGATAATTTTTTATTTGTTTTAATGGATCGTTTATATCAGAATAATAATTAAATGTTTTTCTTGATATTATACCATATTCAATACTTGTATTTTCAGCAAGTACCGGCAAATATTCTTCTAAATCCTTACTGAAACATTCATCTATGTCCATAATTATAATATTTGTGTCGTCTTTGACAAACGAACAGGAATAATTTCTTTGCATTGCCTGCATGTCGTGATAATTTTTATCGTAATTATGAACATAAACAAATACTCCGGCTTTTTCAAATAATTCTACTGTTTTATCAGTACTGCCGCCATCTATTGCAATTACTTTTCCAATATATGGATTGTTAATAACAAGCTCAATAAATCTCGGTAAATTTTTTTCTTCGTTATAAACTACAATAGGCATCGTAAGTTTTTTATTTATCTTCAATATCGGTTTTGCAAATTCCTTTTTGATATTTTTATCATCAGAATTGTATATTTTTTTTTCTTTTTCTATAGGCATTTCATATAATAATTTATATATTTTTTCAGGTTTTATATCAAGACATTTCGGAATTTCAAAATCCTTTTTTATGTCCCCATGTTTACATCGCATCATATGATAATCGCCACATCCATGACATTCAGGAGATTCCCATATAACCTTATAATTACCAGTATAATACTGCAATCTTAATTTTGGAGTGATAATAGAAAATATGCATACTGTTGGAATATGCAATGATAAAGCAACATGCATTAATCCGCTGTCTACAGTAATCATATAATCTATATCTTTTATTATGTTTATACATTCTCTTATCGTTGTTTTACTTTGATAATTAATTATTCTTTTATTTTCATTGTATGAAATAAAATCTTCTTTTCCTAAAATCACAATTACATTTCTTTTATCAGCATTAAGTATATATTCTATTAATTCTGTTCCGTAATAATATTTCCTATATGAATGAGAAGCATTTAATTCAATACCTATATAAATATATCCTTCTTTTTTATTCAAAATAGATTTTTCGTTTTTAAAATATATTCGCGGTTCTTTATCTTTTATTTCTAAATTAAATTTTTCATTATAAACATCTGTCCTATGTTTTTCATGTCTGCTTCCTGCTGTTTCAGAATAATTTCTTAAATCTTCATAACAATCATAATCATTAAAATTTATATTCTTTATATTTTCCTTTGTGTTCATTAATAAATTTTTATTTATTGATGGATTATTATTATATACATCCGGAAACATACTTAACATTGTTATATCAATATTTTTATTATTTTTTAATTCCCTTATAACCGGTTCCAATAAAAGAAGATCGCCTATTCCTGCATCTCGAATAATCAATTGTTTCATATTTCTTGTCAAAAAATATTTTTCAGGGTCTTTGCAAAATTGAATGTTAGTAAATTTCTGGACATAATTCATCGCAATATTAATTGGTAATTGCATAGGTATATTTGATTTAAATATTATTTGTTTTTTTAATTCAATACAAATAACATCAATATCAGTATTCCCTTTATTTATTACCCACGCATTAATACTGCTCATAAATATCCTCAATAGAAACATAATCAATTTTAGCTGTACGTATACGATAAAAAACAGAATCCTGTTGCTCCATATCATCAACAGCAATATCAACAGGTAATATCATTCCGTCTTTTTGACGACTTGTTTCCAACTGTAATATTGTTCTTACTTGTTCCCATAAATCAAGAGAAGTTTCAAGAGCATTTATTCTATCAAGTATTTGTATTCCTACTTCAATAATTACACTATAATAATGATTGTTTGTTTTTGTACTTATATTTTCCTCTATTCGTTCCCCTCCATCGTCTATAGTTATATATCCCTCTCCCTGAACGAATCTATCAGGCATATCGGAATAACCTTTAAATACGCTTGTTTTTTTTATGTTCCCTGCATTAATAATTCCAGCCTGTACTGCATTGTAAAGTATAGTATATAAATTATTTATTAATGTTTTCATTTGAATTTTATATGATTGTCTAAAAATTTATGCCATAATTCAGTATATTTTTTTTTATCATGTATAGTAAATTGTAAAGCCTTTCTGCGAGGATTACTTCCAATTACATTTCTTAATTTATGATTTGTTGAATATTCGACAATATTTTTAGTTACTTTTCTTATCTGAAAAGAATCACGATATAATCCAGACGATTGCAATAATTTACTTCGTTCACTATACCTTGAAATGTTTTTGCGCATGTATCCTATATGCCCAAAACCCCATTTGCTGCGTAATGATTTTAATTGATCTTTTGCAAGTGGCTTTTTATCTGTTCCGTATCTTATACGCCACGTACCCGCAGGCGTCTTTAATGTACGAGGAGAAAACGGCTTCCATTTTTTCCTTCCTTTAATATTGCCTTCAAATTTAAAAGTGAGTTTTGTATCTTGATCAATTCCTGTCGCTAATGGAGACATATAAAGAATTGTGTTTTTTAAAGGTCTTTCCAAACCTTTTTTTAAAACCTTTGGAAAATCTTTAATATCGATTGTTACTTTTGACATTTAATCCTCAACAGGTCTTTTATCTTGCAATTCTTCTATGTCAAGAAATTCACCATAATCACCAAGACCAAAAGCAGGTTTTATATCAGGTCTTGAAATATTATTAATTAAATTTGTATCATCTTGAATATTATTTCCGCTGCCATCAATTAATTTGACTTCTCCTTCAATAATTGAATTTATTAAATCTTCAAAATTTTGCCGCCAATATTCAACATCATTTACATTTTTTGCTTCGCGTTTTGCTCCATATAAATATATAAAACATAATTCAGCAGTTTTATATTGCGATAATAAATTTATATAATCAGGAGTTGTTATAATTAACGAAAAATCAATTATTCCTGTTAATCGTGATTTAATATATTTATCTGCTTGTATAATTCTATCAGTAACTTTTGTATCATCCATTAAATCAATCGTTACAAGTTTAGCATTATTTCTTAATTCAGTTACCGTTGAATATGGCATAATAAATCCTTATAAAGACAAGCGGGGAAATTAATCCCCGCTATAATTTTATTTAAGTAAGAGTATTTGTTATAAGATAACCGGAAGTTGCATCAACGAGAAGTTCATCAATTTCTTCATAAACTTCAATTTTAATGCCTCTTTCCTCATCTTTAACAAATCTGCGTACTATATCGCGTTCCGTAAAAGGAGAATACATCAATGTTCTTGACATTAATGTCGGCGATACTTCACGATAAAATACCAGTACATTCTCTCCCCATATTTCTTCCATTGTCGGATCGCTTGCTGTGCCTTCATATGTATTTAAGCCGAAAGAACCTGCGATTTGTGGTTCAAGTCCGAGATTCCTTAATCCAGCCATGAAATCCCACAAATTTGCGGAAGTAGTATATTTAAAATAATCTTTCCACTCATTCGTTTTGATTGCTTCAATTGCAACACTCATCGGAACTACAATACTGTTAGCAATCATTCCTGTTGAATGATAAATTGTTTTAATAGCAGTTAAAATATCAGCTACAGGCGTTCCCGTTGCAACGACATTCCAATCGCCACCGGCATTAACTGTTTGTGTAATAATCGCAGCATTACCAGCTATGTCAGCGACCCTTTTTTCTCTTGAAAGTCTCTGGGAAAACTGTACTTGCCTTACTGCATCCTGTTCAAGATTTATAGGTTTGTCAGCATTTGCTCTTTCGCGATTGCTGACAAAAAAAGAAAGTGCATACTCTTCACAAGTATAAGTTCCGGAAGTTGTATTCCATGAAATTTCTTTCGATTTTTCGCGTCCACCTATTTTGTTATTATAAACCCGCAATGAACTTTTTGTATATTCAACATATTTGTCCGAGGGTCTATTTACTTTAAAAGGAGGAGCAACAAAATCTCCAACAAATCCACGCATCTCATAACGAGTTGCAAAATTCGTCAAAAATTGATTAGTATGTATTGTTTCAGCCATAATTTACTCCTTAATTAAGTTGATAAGGTGATGTAAGCCTTACACTCACCAAATGATTTGCAGCACTTGCAGCCTCTCTTGATATTCCTACAACCCAATCTCCGGAAGCTGCTGCTGCAACTTTACCTGTAGTAGCTGCGATTGCTAATTCTATTCCTGCATTGAATGCACCATTAGCTTTTATTTTTGCGATACCCATTTCACGAACTTCAGCAAGTTGTGTATCTGTCGGTGCATTAAGCAAAACACCTGCCGGCAATACTCCCTGCCCTGTTGGTGCTTTCACTTTCATCCGTCCGCTTGATTGAGCAGAAGGCATTATAACACAATTTTCAAGCGCTGATAAATCGCCATCCGCTTCATACGATTCGTCCATTAAGGACATTTCTTTTGTTTCGTCTTTTACTATAGCCATAATTTACCCCTTATTAATTAGATTTTAATCCAAGCTTTTCACATGCTTGTTTAAAGGTCATTCCGGGATTCTTTTTTATTAGAAGATCAATTGCTTTCTGTACTTCATCAGGATCATCGCCCTTAAAATTTGTAATATCAGGCATTTCATTTCCTGTGGCATTTTCGCCGAGATTTAAAATCTTTTCTCGTGATTCAATATCTTCTTTAAAAAGATTTAAGGAATTTTCATTTTCATTTTTACAACGAATATAATCCGATGTGTATTTATCCTTAAATTTCGGAAGTATTTTTCCTTCCTGAATTTTTAGCGTTACATAATCGTCCGCTTCTTTTTTATTTGTTATTTTTTTGTTTTCCTCAACTTCTTTTTTGAAAGTTTCAAGATTAATTTTTTCTTTCTTGAGATTTTCATTTTCAGTAGTTAGGGAAGCAAGTTTATTTTTGAAATTCTCAATTTGAGAATCTTTATCAGAATTTGACGATTTCATTTTTATAAGTTCGTCATATTCTGACTTTTTGATTTCAATAATGTCCATCTTGTTCTCCTTTTTAATATTTTGAAAATCAATAGTAATTATTTCACTATTGTTTTCATTGCTTTCTTTTTGTAGTATTGATTCATTTTTGTATAGCGCAACAAAGTCTGAAAGTGTAGTAATTGCCGGAGTACCATTTGCGCCATGAAATGTAACTCCCTGCAAAACATTTTTAAACCTCTTGCCATTGGCATGTATGAAGTTTCTATATAGTTCAACAGATTTTTTTTTCAATGCTCCCGCTTCAATTAATTCAGCTATTGTTTTTGGCACTTGTTTAAAATCTGCAACTAACTTATTTCCAACCTTGTATAAATTTTCCACAAATCCGAGGCTCATAGCTTTTAAAGCATCCTTAAATTGAGAAGTAGCTTTTTCGTTATGATCTATAGTGATGTATGGTTCAATAACTTGATTTTCAAAATTCTTTATCATCTCATCAAGATCAGAATCTGTAAAATCAAATCCTTTCCAGTTTCCTATTTGAAAAATTTCAACGCCCTTCATGTTTTTAATTTCTAATTTCATATTTTCTTTTTTGTCATTTATTACATCATCATTTTGTGATTTTTTATCTAAATTTAATTTATTGAAATCAATAATTTCCCCTATCTTCATATTTTCTCCCTTAAACTGATTATTACATATAGCAAATCTTTGCTTTTCTTCAGAATATTCTTTAACCATTGTATTATTAGCCATACAGCGCGATATAAAATCATTTTTATTTTCATTCTGTTTTGGTTTAGGTATTGGCATTATGCAGCAGCCTTTAATGTATAAACTGATCCAAGTGAATCAGCTTTTATTGTTCCATTACCTGTTATTTTATTTAATTTAATATCTCCTTTTAATTCTTTTAATGCTCCAACAGAATTTAATTCAAGTATGTTAATTATTTTATCAGCAAAATCAATCGTCTGTGTTCCGCTTGATCCAGTAAGCGTTATAGTCCCTGTCCCAGTATAAGAAGCCGCCGCGTCTGTTGTTATATCCCCGGAAATCGTAGCATTATTTGTACCTATTGCAAGCGTTCCCTTATTGTCAATATTTATTCCGGTTATATTTCCGTCTGCCTGTAAAGTGGTTGATGCTAAAACATTTATATTATTTATTATCATAGCTGTATTAAGCGTTAATTTATTTCCGCCGTTTACATATAAATCTGAATCTGCCGTAAACCCTGAAATTGATCTATTTGCATTAAGAGATATATCTATTGCGGTTACATCGCATGTGCTTGCCGTTAAAACTAAAAAATCATTTACTGCCGGATTTACAATATAAAGAACATAAGCCCCTGTTAATGCAGAATTAATAAAAATAATTTGCTTTGTATAAAAATCATTTGTTAATGTATGCGTTCCTGCAGTCGCAAGTAAAAGATCAAGGATATTTGATGAGTGAGGATTACTTAAATTCCCTGTCCCGGTTAAAGTGAATTGCCTTAACCCGAGTAAAAAAATATTTGCGTAATTTCCAAATAATAAATCACCACTGCTTACAATAGCAGTCATAAAAGTACATACTCCTGCCTGAACATCAAGACCAGTCGTTGTAAATGCGTCGCTAAAATGTTGTATTGTGCCGTTTACAATTATCCGCCCGAAAGAATTTGCAAGAAGATTATGTGATCCTGAACCTTTGAAAGTTATCTGTTCAGTAGTACCCTTCTGCCATACCGTCCCGCCAGTATTTGTTAAAACCAAACTTCCTGTCAATTCAATGTTTGCATTATTTGTATTGTTTATTGTTACCTGTCCTGCGGCAGAAGTTCCAATTTGAAAAGTATCAACCTTTAAAGTGCCCGCTGTAAATTTCCTTGTTATCGCAGAAGCCCCAGCAAAAACAGTCATCCATGAATTGGGAGAATCAACCGCAGGAATTAAAAATACAAACCCTGCCGTATTTGCAACCTGCCAGAATCCGTATGTAAAAGCAGTAGCACGATTGTTTGTATAAGTAGCACCATCCTCAATGCTTAATCGTAATGCTCCTGCTCCGGTAACATCTGAATTAACGCCGAATGTAAAAGACCCGCCTGATCCAATACAGCCCATGTGCGTTGTCTTTCCGTTTGTATTAATAATCCCGTTAATTGTATTTGATAAAGACAAATGATCTGTAAGATAAGCATTTGCCTGTACTGATTGTATTGTAACACCTGCATTAATAATGATCTGTGAAAAAAATGTAAAGTTGTATATTTTATCTATCGTTACAATATGTGTTCCGCCGTTATCGGCAAAAGTTATAATCCCGTAATTATTATTATTTATTATAGCGGAATTTGCAAACTCAAATTTGCTTTTTATTGTAAACTTTGAATCAACCGCTAATTGAATCTGCGAATACAAACCCATTTTAAGTTCATCGCAAACCAATCCTTGATCTGCCGATGATGTAAGTTTCAAAATGGATTTATTCGACGCGTCTGTACCATTAAACCGTACAAAAGTTCCGACGATTAAATTATATACACCAAGATTAAGAGTATTGATCCAATTATCCGTACCGCCTGTGTCAACGGTATTGGTGGCAATGGATAATGCTTCTCTGTTAGCTTGTAACCTGCAAATATACAAAGAAGCGGTATTGGAAAACTTTGCATCGTCTGTTGCAAGCGGAATTGTGCCTGTCATCAATCCGCCTTCTGTATTTGACCAGCGGAATAATCCCCAGTCTGTTACGCCAAGCGCGCCTCGCCACCACATATTAGCCATTTAATTATTCTCCAATATTTCTCATTGCTGTGTTATAATGTCTTTAACATATAAATCATCATTAAACATTCCACGCATTTTACCGTTTTTTGTTATGCTTCCGGAAATAGTTCGTATATTTCCACTTAAAACTTTTGCTGCATCAACAGTTAAATTACCGTTTAATATTCCGAGATTAATTATACAATCTTCGGCTATCACAATATTTCCAGTTATTTTTGCAACCGGAGCGATCAAATGAACATAAGCAACATTTGTATAACTTTCTGTATATGTTGCTGCGTCCTGACAAATAATAACAATTTGATTATCTACAGCAGGAGTTAATGCGCTTGCTGCTGTCTTTGCACTTGCTAAAGTAAGTTTTTTTTGTATATAACTTTTACCGTCATTTAAATCCGAACCACCCTTACCGAAAAATATTGCATTTGTATATCTTCCGTTCACATTACCAGTTTTCCCATCAATCTGCGTAACTATTCCCTGAACTGTGGAATTTAACCATGCGTTTGTGTCTGCATCCCAAACCCAAACAGTATCTGTATCCCCAACAACGCAATTCCAGCCATTTCTGACAGTCGGATCAACAATCCCATTAGGATAAGCAATTAATAAAGCTGCCTCTGTCACAAACCATCCCTTATTATTCCCTGCAAGCGTCCCGTCGCTATTAAGTTTTATTGCAACAATAGACCCGCCCGCTGTCTTACCGAATATCTTTACATTTTTACTTATATAATCAGCCATACAAACTCCTATTGTACTAACATTTCTCCGCTATCATCTACCTTAACAGCAATATCATTTCCGCTCTCATCCTCACCAAACATAATTACATTCTCACTTATATAATCAGCCATTCTTTACCCCCAGAATCCTTTTTTCTTTAAGTGTTGGTTCTGCTATTCTTGATTCTTTTATTTCAATTTGCTGTAATGCTTTAATAGCAACCTGATTTAATATTAATGCAATTTGTATTGCGTTAATTCCTGTTTTGTCTTCAATAGATACAATTTGTTTTTTTTCTGGATCAATAATAATTTTTAAATATTTTTCATTCATTTTCCAAATCCTTCAGCAGGTCTTATTGAACCAGCAACTCCTTCATCCCATTCTTGAAACCTATCAGAATAATTATAAAAAAAATTATCAGGATCATCTTTCTCGGTTATTAAAATAGGCGTAAGAAATGATCTGCAATTAAAATGATTCGGCGGATTGATCAACGATACCTGACTATCTCCTTTCTGTATTATTTGCCCGTCATGATGTTCGCAGAAGGGTGTTGTTCTATCATCAATAATCGCACTATACATATATGCCTCAATTACTGGGCTTACTGCTTTGTCCTCAAAAAAATTAAGCCTGCCTGAATTATAAAAATCACTTGCATTTGTTCTTGCTATCGTAGAAGCATATCTTTGTAAATCCTCTGTTAATTTTTTTTCTATTTTTATTATAATGTTTTTTCCTGTTTCGCCGCTTTTCAATCCTGAATAAATTATATTCCCCACCTCTTTTATCATTGAATCTTCTGTCGTTCCGGTAATAAAAAATGCTCTCTGTTTTGCTAAAGAAAAAGCATCTGCATCAGCTTGCGTAAAAATTCCAAGTTCTCCGTATTCATCTAAATGAGATTCAATCCATTGTTTATCAAGCCAGTCTTCCTCATTATTCTGAAATATTATTCCTTCTATTTTCCCGATTTTAAATTTCTTTTTTACTTTGTTTAATCTTTTTTCAATTTCTTCAATAGCATCCGTTTTCCCATTAAAATATAATTTATTATAATATTCGTTTAATAATCTTTTTAAATCTGTTTTCTTTATTCTTAATTTTTCAATTTCTGATAATTTTTCAGTGTCAATTATTTTTTTACTGTTTATTTGTTTTATGAGAGAAGCAACGTTGTCCATATAAATGCGTGAAAAATCTCTAATAAAATCATTTTCTGCCATTAAATAAGTACGATCAATTTTTTTTACATTAACAGGCAATCCAGACATATCATTTTTTTTCTGCTGAAATTTTTGCAAGAATAATTTATTAATTATTTTTTTATTTGCTTTTTCTATATCTTCTGTTAAAGGTTTTTCATCTTCATTTTCAATATTATCTTTAACTTCAGGCTGTTGTTGTTTTATTGTTTCGTTTTCTTTTTCATTATTATCTGATTCAATTTCTTCTCTTTCTTTTTCAGTTAACTCAGGTATCCCTGTCCATGATCTGATCCACTTTTCGTTAGGATTAACGATTCCTTTCGTTATAAGTAATTCAAGCATATCCTTTTCAATCGAATTGGACAGTTTATCAAATTCAAAATGCGGATAATTTTCTACATTTGCATAATTCAAATCTATTACTTTTTTAATATCGCTATTTACAAGATTTTCAAGACGCCTATGTGTATTTTCGATTATATTTATTAATATATTAAATTGCGTTTTCCCTAAAGCATAACTACCGCCATCAGAATCGCTGAATCCCATTTTATCCGGCAATAAAAGGCTTCTGCTTATTTGCGTATCAATCTGATTTATTGCTTCCTCAAATTGACTTGTCGCTCTCGAATTTCTTGCCTCATGCATTATAAATTTAAACTTACCAATCAAATCAGCCTTGTCATTATTCCAACGCCCGGGGTTTATGAAAAACATTGAATCCTGAAAATTCTTCAGCATGTCTTCAAGATTACTTACTTCGCTTGAATTTGTTATCCCTTTATCATATATAACTTCTGGAATTGGCGCGCCAAATTTTTCAAGATATTGATTGCGATATCTGAATATATAAAACTTTGCGTAATACTGCGTATATATAGACTGTAAATCACTTTTACCGTAATAATTCCCGTCTTTAATATAAGGATTTACAAATATAGTAAATTTATTTTTTATTTCTTCTAAATCATTTATTATTTTAGCATCACCATAATTACGGCTTATATATAAAGATTTAAGATTTCCAAATTCGTCATATTCAAAATCAAAAAATATTGAATGCTTATGTTTATATTTTGTTATAAACCATTTATCCTGATATATATTCGGAACATGAATTCCTTTTTGCGCCGCTGTCTTTGCATTATCCCATATTAACTCTGCAACCTTAAAACCATATATTTTAGCATCAAGAAAATTATCAAGTATATCCATATGGCTTATTTGCATATTAGCAAACATCCATTTAATAAATTCAGTTATTTCAATATCTTTTGAATTTCCACTGGCAGGTACAATTGAATTACTTACTGATAATACCATACGCTTAAAAAGATTAATTATGGAATTAATCCTGTCATCAAGCATCATCGTATCATAAATCTGTAATGTTTTACCTTTATCGTTAATTAATACATCAGGATTTTGCAGGACTGTTTCAAGACCTGCCGATTCATCCATTGATTTTGTAAGTATCTGATCAGTTAGAGATTTTATTTTGTTTTGAAATACTATTAATTTATTTTTTATTGTGTTTTGTTTTTTATTTATTGCCATTATATATATTTTAATCTACTATTTTCTTTTGTCAATATTATTTATCATTTTTTTTATTTATTATCAAAACATCTTTTTCGTTAAAATCATAATTAAATTTGCCTTTATACATTTCAATAACACCTTCTAAAGCATCCGGAGCATCCTTGAATTTATGATAAGGATACAAAGTTAATTGCTTCATGCTTTCAGAATATATATCTTGCCAGTCTTTTCTAAAATATACATATTTAATAACAGTTCCATGCATACCCTGTATTCTGCGATCTTTGTTTGTAGTATGATTAATACTTTCAATTCCCAATATTATTTTTTGATCCTGAAATTTAGACTCATTATGTTTCGTTATTGCTTTTTCAACATTACGAATAAATTCACTTTGCTGTGCATTACTTTCTATTGCAAACCTGTTCATTTTGTATTGTATAATCTTTTCAATTATAAGATTTTCATTATCTTCAGGATTGTTTTTATTGCTTATCCATTCAACAATATAAATATTTTCGTTTATTATATTGGCTATAATAAAAGAAAAATAACAAGGTTCTCCCTTTTCTTTTTTCCCAAAAGCTGGATCACAATAAGCAATAATATAATCTATTTTCACGGAATCATTATCATAGAATTTTAATTTATCAAGTGTATATAATTGCTCATCAAATGCAATAGGATTATTCTGCATTTGAGATTGAAATAAAACAGGGTCTTCTTCTTCGATTTTTTTTAAATCCTCTAATTTGTATCTGTTAGGGAAATATACATTTCCATTTTCATCAATGGACTTTTTTATTCTTATTTTAGTATCCGTTTTATCAATTATATGATTATACAAATCGAATAAATGCCATCGTGTGCCTATTGTAATCATTTTAATAAAGTTTTTTTTATCGCGTAAAAATCTCAATGATTTAAAATATTGCAATGTTGATTTTCTTGCTGCCTCGCTTATCATGTCTTCAAGCCCCGCAAGATCATCGTTAATAATCATATCATAATGACTTGAAGCTATTGAATGATCTATTGCCCCTATTGCTATTGTCGGCTCTTTCATTATGCATTCATTTGAACGTTTGCTTATTATTATTTCATCATCCCGCCATTTATCACCGACATAATTCCCATAAAAATATTTTAACTTTTCGTTTTTTTCAAATTGCTCTTTTATCTCTCGCAAAATCTCTTTTGCTTTTTTTAATGTTTTATGATTAATAAGTATTCGTATGTTTGGATTTCTGATTATAGCCCAAATAGAAAATCCAATAGTTATACAAGTCGTTTTAAAATGATCTCTCGGTTCAAGGTCTAATAAATCTGAATCAGTATATTGAATAAAATCACATAATTCCTTATGAGGTTTTTCTTCAAGTAAATTATAATTAAGAATATACTTTACAAATTTAAAAAGATTATCATAACATTCGTATCTTATTTTTATTTCTAAAGGATTAATCAATTATTTTCCGAATAATCTTGATAATATTCTTATACTTTGACTTAAAAATTCCTGCATAACTAAAAGAACAGTTATGGCTATTTTAATCCAAATATAATCTTTAGCCCATATACAATATATCAAACCACCAATAATTAATATACGAATAACGATAAATAAAATATTATTTTTCATTTATAATCCTTTATTTTATTATATAGTTCTATAATTTCATCATTAGTAAAATTATTAACACCATTAACATCAGCCTTTATTTTTTGCTCCGGCTTTCCGTCCGTCCTGTCAAGAATACTATCAATAGCCTTCTGCCGTTCATGTACCGGATATATATATTCTCCGGTCTTTTTATCTTTACTAAATATAATCTTTACTTTTTCTGCAGCCAACGGCGATGTCCAGTCATGATCCTCGCTTATTCCTGCTAACAGTTCTTTTATACGGGTAGAATAGTTTTTTGCACCTTTCGGTCTACCGTTCAGATTACCTGATTGCCCTTCTTTAAACTGTGTATCTTCATTCGGAAACGGCATTTTTCACCTGTTTTTTACCTGTTTTATAATATTTTTAAATATTTTAACTATCTGCATATAAATATTATATTACTTTTTCCCATTTTTTTCAAGCATTTTCATTCCCCATTTTCCATAAACATTATTTTTTGAATCCTTCTCAAACCGTTCCAGCCGTGCATTTAACAGGCAATACGGGCATTCTCCGAGATGATTACACACACATTTTTTTTTATTAGCCTTATATTTCCTTAAAATTATATCCTTAATATATTGCGTTTTTTGCTGTCGATCAAACCATCTTCTCAAATATTCAAGATGTTGTTTTCCAATAAAGTTTTTATTTTTAGATTTTTCCATTTTTATTAAAGACGACTTAAAAATAATTCCTCAACAATTTTATTTAATGAACATATATCTTTATTTTCAATATATTCTATATATTTTATAATTTCATCATCTTTTAAGTATTTTAATAAATCACAATTATATTTTTGCCTTATTAATTTTACAAGATTATCTAAACATTTACATTGCAATTCCATTTTTCCCTCCTATTTCCAACAACGTTTGAGTTTATCAGAAGTGTCAAAAAGATTCATAATAATCAGCCATTTGTTCATTTTCTTCTGCACGTAAACAATAACCACAATTTGTCTGTGTTTCATAACTTGTGCAATCTTTTTGACATTTGGGTGTAGAGCCTTTATGCTCGGAACCTGATAAACTCTGTTGTACGATGTTACTGGAAGGGCATTTTTTACATATAGTTTTTTTCTTTTCAAATTGATAAGGACAATCTATACAAAAACTCATTCTACCTCCAGTAATTTCGTACAACGGTTTACTGCACAGCCGATAGTTCGCGCAAACGCTGCTTGAGAGCCGCAAAATCTGCCGTGACAAGACCAGACTCCGATACCTCGATAATGTCGGATATTGCGCGAATTTTGGCTTGCAGTTGTTGTGTGCTGTGACAACTTTCTTCCACAGCTTTTAAGGCGCACGCGAGGCACATGACAGCCCTCTTGTCGCCAATAAATCCTTTGCCACACACACAGCATTTGCATGAATAACCACCAGTTGCAAAATTTAACAGCCGGAAATTGCCGACCGTGTTCAAACCATACACTATTTCGTGCGCCATATAACCCCCAGAGAAAATTGACATTGCACACAACTTGTTTTTATCAGTACTTTGTTCGTACATTCATTTTATAACGCCCATTAAAATATTATCCAGATATTGCCATGCAGGTTTATCAGCATTACCGCAGATATAATATTGCAATGCCAATATATAATTACCGCCTGATCGCTCCAAACACCACCGCAAATAATAACACCCGATCCGTATATTCCGTTCGCGATTTGTAAGCAGCCATTTTTTAGTTTTATCCGGTATCCGCAAATATGTTTTTCCAATAAGTGTATTGGTCGTTTTTAAACTAATGTCATTATAATATTGATTATATGCCTGTATAGTAACCTGCATTTCTCCGACTGCTCCCTTATGGGAAGTTTTCCCACGCCCCATGCTTTCAACGCGGATCAACGATAACACTATTCTACTGTCAATATTGTAATACTTGCTGTATTTTTCCACATAATAAATAATATTATCCGAATATAAATTACAAATTAAAAATAAAAATATTATTATTTTTCGCATGGTCTTAAAAATTTATGTAGTTACATTATGTTTGAGCATGTGATTATATAATTTTTTATTCACAGCCACCTCAAAAACATTAAAACAATTTTAACCCCGAAAAATACAATCCCCATTAAACATATACATATTATACTATATACAATTAGTATTACAATATCAAAAGGAAACTTTTTTTTAACTTTCATATCACCTCACAATATTAAAATCGTTAATAATATTTCGCCATTTTTTACCTTGTCAGCATACAATGCTTCAAACAATTTCCATTTAACTCGAAATACTGGCGTCATTGTCGCTGTGCTTTTCGCCTCCAGATATTCAATCCGCCCGTCGTTATGCGTTACAACAAAATCAACATAGTAATTACATATATGATAACCGTTTACGTCTAACGATATTTTTTTCTGCCGTTCATAACTTTTAATATCTTTCGCGGCGATCCGTATATCCAATTCCTGCGCTACTTTGCTTTCATATTTACTATCATATTTATTCCCGTTGTATTCAGTTTTCTGATTGTTATATTTATTACGGGTTTTAAAATATTTCCATGCCTTCTCACGGTACGTCATGCTTTTAAATCCTCAATATCCCAGTTTTAATATTTTCAACAACTTTTGTAACAAAAAGAAGATTGTTATATTGTTCTGGTGTTAATTTTTTAAATTCTTCTATACATTTTTTTAATATTTTAAAACCATAGTCGTTGTTGTCGGATCGTTGCAAAATTAGTCATCGAAACACCCATAATCAATTTTCGCATGTTCTTCTTGTATGCTTCTAATTTTTCTTAAAATATTTAACAAATGCGAAATTGTTATTGGTTTATCACCGTTTTTTTCAAGTGATTTTTCTAATATTTGTTCTAATATGTCAAAATCATTCATAGTTAATCTCCTTTAATTTTGCAATGTCCGACAACGTTCGCGATTATACGAACTTCCGCAGGAAGTTGCGAAGCGAACGTATAATCGCTGTTGTACGATGGGAGCGATTATTCCATTCGATGTTTGCTTGAATATGCCATTCTGCATTTTCTGATGTATTGTATGAAGTGCGTACCTCTGGGCCACAAGCACGGCATTGGTCACAAACTGCAAAGCCCCATTTAGTGCCTTGGTTTGTTTCATACGATACACTTTTACATCCGCAAAAAGGGCAAGGTTTTAATTTAATCATTTAATCGCTCCTTTCGCACAACGTTTGCAGTTATGAGAAGTCGGCTTTAGCCGATTTTGACGAAGCCGAAGGCGTAGTCTCATAACTGCTGTTGTATGCTGTAGCGGTCATTCTTCAAGCCTTTGAACAAGTTTTGCATATTCATACCCTTGCATAAACATTTGAAAAAACATATCTGTACTACCATTATCGTAAAAAGAATTTTTCTCATCTCTTGACGAACGCTGTAAATTTGGTAAATAAAATCTTGATTCTTTACTTCTTACAGTTTGTTCAAAAACGTTTCTTAATTCTTCAAATTCTTTTGAATGTGCTTTCATATTTTCTCCTGACCGCTATTGCATACAACGTTCACGACTGTGCGAAGTCGGGCTTGCCCGATTTGGGTGAAGCATCCGCAGGATGCGTAACCGCACAGTCGTTGTTGTCGGATCGTTGCAAAATTATTCATCCCAATTAGTTTTTGATTCTGCATTTTTAATAATATTATTTATATCAGAAAAAACTGTTATGCCTGCTATAATTAAACTTACAGCAAATACTATTAAACAAATAATTTCTTTATTCATACTAATCTCCTTTAATTTTGCAATGTCCGACAACGTTTGCGATTATGCGAAGTTGCCGTCAGGCAATGTAGAGGCGTTAGCCTCGGCAGATAACGGCTGTTGTACGAAGTTTATTTTACACTCTTTATTACTTGACAATGTTGCAATAACAAAATGACATTTTTTACAAATAATATCTCCCCACGGATTTTTATTAAGTTTGTCTTTTATTAAATCTTTAGCAATAAACATTTGATGGTTTCCACAATGTTCACAATAAATTTTTAACATTACAATTCCTTTAAAATAAATTTCGCACAACGTTTGCGATTATACGAAGTAGCGAAGCTATTTTGGATAACCGCTGTTGTACGACCGTTAGCAAAGATTTCATTTCACATTGAAAAGAGTAAACCTTAAAGCCTAATGTTTCACTCACTTTTATCAGAAACATTTTCCTTGTATATTTATTATTATTTTCAAGATGGTCTTTCCTTGAGAATTTATAATAAGGGAAATGATAGTACAGATATGTTTTTAAGTTTCTTTCTAATTTCATAATAACTCCTTTGCTAATGTCGTACAACTTGTTTTTATCAGTACTTTGTTCGTATTCTCTGTTATACGATGTTGGAGGACGTTCATGTTAAAGTGGCGTGATTTACAATAACCCTTACACGTACAAT